GTTTTTGTAACTCTTCTAGTTCTTTGCGTTTTTTTGCAAGCTCAGATTCAGACTTGCTCCTTTTTTTCCCAGTATCAGCAGACCCTTGAGATTGGTTTTTACCCTTCCCAGTATCAGCAGACCCTTGACCTTGGTTTTGGTTAGAACCTTTTGTTTTTCCTGTTTTAGACTTACTTCCGGTCTTAGATCCACCTCTGGTGTTAGACTTGCTTCCGGCAGAACTGCTTCCAACTTCTTCGCCACCTTCGTCGTCGTCGTCGCCGCCTCCGGCTCCGTCGCCGTCTGAGCGTCCAGTCTCGTCCCCAGCGTCCTGACGTTCGCCGTTGCCATCTCCGTCCCCGTTCCCGCCTTGGACAAATGGCCCCGTAGCGTTAGGGTCGTCGGAACTACCGCTCTTCCAACCCATAAACAATCTTTTTAGCCGATCTCTTAGTCCCGCAGGCAGCTTGTCAATTCCTTCTTCGCCTGCAAATATTTCCGCAATTTGCAACAGGAATTGTTGGTCGCGTGATTTGATTTCAGACCTAACAGCGTCGGCCTGTAAGGTGCTTACCCACTCTCCGTCTGCGTTTTGGACCAGACCCGAATACTGAGAGTATGCTTCGTTTCTTCGCTGCTCTAGCTCTGCCTTAAACTGATTCTGTTCTTCTGTCAGGCTTGCATCGAACTCATCTTTAGCCTGCTCAAACTGATCTCGTCGCAACTGTTGTTGAGCAGCAAACTCGTCTCGTTCTGCCACAAATGTGTCATCAAATTGTGATTGCGCTTCCACAAACTCATCGCGTCTAAGATCTGAGTCGATTTGGAACTGGAGTTTTTCCTCCTCAATCGACTGATCAAACTGTCTGCGGCGTTCTACCAACTCGTCTTCACTTAATCCAAGACGATCACGATCAAGAAGAAGCTGTTCCTCAAACTCAGCACGACGCGCCTGTCTTTCGTTTACTCTTTCGTCAAGGTCCGCTTGCCACTGATTTTGTTGCTGACCTTGGGCTTGGTCAAACTGTCGCCTACGTTCAGTTAATTCCTGTTCGCTAAGGCCAAAACGCTTTCGGTCAAGAGCAAGCTGTTTCTCAAACTCTTCTTTTCGAGCAGCCTGAGTAAGCTCAAATTCGTCTTGGCTTTGAATAAACGCAGCTTCGCCTAAAGCTACCTCACGTTCACTAAATCCTTCAGCCATAAGTGCAGCACGTTCTCGCTCATCTTGGCTTCGCTGAAATTGCAAACGCTGTTCTTCAAACGCTGCCTCACCTAATTCAACTTCGCGCTCTGTAAACCCTTCAGCTATAAGTGCAGCACGTTGCTGTTCCTCAAACTGTTTTGTGAACTGTTGCTCTTCTTGGGTTAACGTTGCGTCAAACTGAGCTTGAGCTTGAGCTAGTCTTTCAGCTTGCATCGCCTTTTCGGCTGCTACACGACCTTCCTGCAACGCTTCTTCAGCAGTTATTGTGCGTCCCTGCGATTTTGCGTCAGCCTGTATTTGTGTTGCTAGAGCTTGTGCGCGAGCGTCAAGCTCTACCTGCTGCATAGCTGACTGAGCGTCAATGTCGCGACCTTGCATACGCTCACGTTGAATAAGCTCGTCTGCTTGTAGTTTTAGCTGATCTTGGCTAATACCAAGTTCTTGCAACCTTGCGTTTCTAGTTTCGTCTAACGAAGCCTCAAACTGCTGTTGCTCTTGCGTGAGAGAACGTCTCTTAATGTCTAGCTCTCCAACACCAAGTCGCTTAGTCAAGGCTGTCTGAACATCAAACTGACGGACATCTTCACCCAATGCGGATTTTGTGGCTTCCGCTTGTGTGCCTGTTGTCAGTGCTGAAAGGATTTTGTTCTGTCTTTCTTGTTCTGCTGCCGCTCGTTTTTGCAAGAGTTCAGCGTCTACGCCTGCAACCGCACGGGCCTGTTGCCCTGCTAGGTCGCCATAACGGCCCCCGGCAATCGTGGAGTCAGCTAACCCTCTACGAGCTAACTCCTCTTGCAACATACTACGTTGAGCACCGAACTCAGCGTTAATGTTAGCTACCTGTGCTGCACGGATTTGCTGCATTTGTGGCGTGTCATACACAGACGGCGCGTTCTGTAAGTTCTGTACCTGTTGGTTTAACTGGTTCAGAAAGCTAGGCGGTGTGGCCGGAGCAGCCGGAGCCGGGGCAGGAGCACCTGCTGCCGCGCCCGGAGCACCTGCTACTGCGCCCATAGCTGCACCTTGTGGGGCGGGGGCAGGACGAGCACGACCTTGCTGCTGCATTTCAGCAAATGTCATTGCTTGTTGTTGCTGTTGTCTTTGTGCCGCCGTTAGTGGACCGCTGGGCTGCCCGGCAGTCCCCGCTTTTCTAATAGATACTGCATTCGCACCCGGAGGTCCGGCAGATTGCCCACCACGATCCCTCTGTGCCTGCGCCTGTGCTTGTTGATTGCCGGGCACACCTGCCTGCATCTTCATGTCTTTTGCAAGCGAGCCAAAGGCGGTGTTAAACGTAGCCATATCTAAAAGGAAATTCCCGAATCTAGTAGAAGCTCTCTTATCGCTGACCTTCTTGCGATTTCGTTTTCGTATCTTTGAGCCGCTAGTTCTTCTGGGCTAGTTGTAAAGATGCCTTCTGCTGCCGATGCTATACCTAGCGCAAGCTCTGGATTCTCTTGTGCCCATTTTCCTACGCCAGTCAATGCGCTCATTAAACGACCTTGAGGGCTTTTCTCAGCAATCCGAAAATCCAAACCTTCCCGTGGGCCTGCTAAAGCCGACTCTCTACCTGTCTGTCCAAAAGAAGCATTGCCCACAAGGTTGCCGCCTTCGCCCATGCTGACACCGCCGGGATCAGGAGAAAACATTCGTTGTTCCATTGGCACGTATCCTTCTGGGGCAATCATTTGTCCTGCATTGACTTCACTGGCGATACTTGGAAGGGATGGTTGCGATAGATCCGGCGGGGCAGCAAACAGTTCTGGTGGAGTAGTAGGCACTGCCCCGCTTGCCGCAGCTTGCGTTAAGGCAGGATTAAATGTTCCTTGGACTGCCGGAGCAGCAGCAGATGGAGCAAACGCTGTCTTTGCTGCCATCACAGGATCAATTTGTCCAAACCCTCCTGCGGCTGCTGCCGGAGCAGCGGTAGCGGCTTGAGCAACTGGAGCAGCGGTAGCGGCTTGAGTCGCAGTAGTCGCAGTGTCTGTCGCGGCTTGTGCTCCCGCGCCTAACGCCTTAGCGGCACCCATACCCGCAGCAGTAGTTCCCGCACCCATCAAGGCACCTTTTAATTTATCTTCGCTAGTTAGCCCACCAACCAAACCTCCGGCTAGTACGCCACCCAAGGGTCCACCAATAGCGGTTCCTACTATTGGGGCAGCTACCTTTGCAATCGGTGCTACCACTCCTTTTAGCTTGTCTAAGAATTTACCAAGTGCCATTGTCCTGCTCTCGCGGTTGAGTCTTAATACTTCTTCTTTCTTTTAGCGGCCATCTTGCGGGACGGCATAGTTTTGTAGGATTCTTTCGGCGTAGACTTAATGTACTTCTTCGCCGTCTTTTTGGGGATCTTTGACTTCCCTTTTCCTGAAGCTGCTTCGTACATAGCTCTCTGTTGCGCCTTACTCTGAATCGGCATCGGTTTCTTCAAAGACACCTAGCTCTACAAGAATTGCAAACGCAGTACCAGATAGCTCCATGCTGTCTGGAAAGTCTGTAGTTCTTATCGGCATAGGTGCCCCCTCTACTGCTTCGTTAAACAACTCTGTCAGATCCTGAGCACACTCGTTGTAACTAGGATCTTCTGGTTTTATTTGTTCCTGTCCTTCAACCAGATGCTGCTCCACGATTGCAGATCGCATCTCGTCTCGTTCTTCAATCTGTTGTCCCAAAAACTTTCCCCACTGTCTTACTCGTTTAAGAAGACCGTAGCGAAACCTGTTCGATGCAAACTCGTTAAAAGCGTTGTTTGCAGCATCAAGGTGTCCTCGTTTCAACTATTCCCCCCAAGGAAGTGGTGGATCTTCAACTGTTGGATCAGCGTTTTCGTTTAGCTCTTTTGTAACCAACCTCTCGTAGAGTTCGGTTTTTGATATCATCTCTTCTGGGTCGTCTGGATTTTTAGACGGAACCATCTCTGAATCAAACTTTGTGTGAACCCATGTTAGCACGGCACTTTCCGTTAAGTCCGCATACGGCGTAAAGTCGTCTGGGTTCGGTTGACCTACACGCAACGATCCGTAGACACTGGCTACATTGGGAACCGTTTCTCCAGCGGAGTCTACATAAGTGCCGTCTTCGCCAACTAAACGCCATTGCACGAAGGTGACTACATCAGTTAGACCGTCTAAAGACTTATCTACAGTCATACCGTCTACTTGCCATGTAAGCGTCATCTTACGCCTCCAACTCTGCTACGCGAATTCTTAGGTCTTGCACTTCTTTTATGAGAAGCGGTACAAGTTTGGAGTAATCAACACCCCAAACTTGTTTGATTGGCTGTGAGGACTCGTCATCTACAAGATCGCCGTCTACAAGGTCGCCGTCTGTTCCCCGTGACACTGCCTCTGGGAACACTTCAAAAAGATCTTGAGCGACTACACCGTAGCGAACTTTATCACTTGAAGAGATCCAATCGTGTTTTACGATTCCAATGCCATCAATTAATGATCCAGAGACATCAGCCGTTTCAATGTTTTCTTTTAGGCGGCGATCCGACGAGGTGTTGTAGGCGGTACTAGAAGTACTAGTGTCGATGCTTCCTACGTCGTTTCCGTTGTCGGTATTGTACCACCGCACCACCTCCCCTGCGGGTGTATAGTTGTAGTAATAGCCGCCTTGGTAAAACTGGTGCCCATCAACGGTGGTCGCGTCCCCGCTCTCTCTGCCAATGCAGGTAATTCCATCTGATTCTACCCTGAGCCGGACGGAACCTCCAGTTTTTACTCTTAGGTAACCAGTAGATTCCAGTCTTAGGTAACCGTTGGCTTCTGTTGCGGCGTGTTGATAAGCAACAGTTCCCCGATACTGTTCTGCCCCCGACGTACCTTCGGCAAAATCTATTCGGCCAGTACTGGTGTTGTTTGTGACAATGGACATTCCAGTGCCACCACCCGTGTTCGCAACTACAAATTTGTTTGAACCAGAGTAGTAGTCACCCGGAGCCGCTGTTCCTATGCCAACCCGACCAGACGAATCTATTCTCATTCGTTCGGAGTTGTTGGGGCTAAAGATTAAAGTGCTGTCGGTGTCTATATCCAGAATCGTATCGCTTATATCAATAAACGCTCTTTCCGTTCCTGCGGCGTTATGAAACGCTAGTTTTGTTGCGTCGGTCCCACCGATTATAGTGAGTCCGTCAGAAACGTTTAAAAAGTCTCCTCCATAGGTTAACGTGCCGTCATCTTCTAATGTGAGGCCCGTGCCCGTTCCCGCTGTTGCGTTGTCAATATTGAGATGACCACCGCCCATCCAGATACGGCCTGAAATAACACTGTCGCTTCCTACCAGTTTAATACCGCTATCATAATCAGCCGCAGACTGAAGTATGTGTAGCTTGGCTGTGGGCGCATTTGTGTTAATGCCAATGCGGTCGTTTCCTGCATCTACAAAGAAAAGGTTCGCTTCTCCGTTGCCTTCGATGCGGAAGTCAAGATCAAGAGAGTCTTCGTTAAAAATGGTAGCTGACTCATTCATTATCATCCGGGACGACAGCGTTCCTCCTACCATCGTCTCGAAGTCGAAGTACCCGTCTTCGCTACCGTCTGATGCGTCTTTAATGCGGGTTTCAATGTTGGCGTAAATTACATCTTGAGAGTTGTCGTTACGCCCATCAAAACTAATTTCTCCAAGGTGGTCATTATCAGCAGGAGAACCTGAGTTTCTGTACAGTCTTAGGTTTGGTCCTGCGGTTGCATCGGCATCAGTCGATGTTAGCGTCAGGTTATCAGAGTTGTCGGCAACTGTAATTGTCGCACCAGCACTTGATGTAATCGCACCGTCTACTTGTAGCGTAGACGCCATATCAACCGCACCGTCGATATCAACGACGTCCAAGTTAGTAACACCGTCTACGTCTAGCCCTGCCGCACCCGCCAAAATTAAATCATCAGCAGACTCATCCCAGAGCATGTACGCCCCGGACGTAGCACCAAAAAATTTGACATCGTATCCGGTGTCGTTTACGCCAACCGTTATTGCCGCATCAACCTGCACTGCTCCATCAATGTCAACAGCGTCTAGGTTGGCAGTTCCGTCTACGTCTAAGTGGCGGGTAACAGTTAGATCGTTGCCGATTGTTACATCATCTGGAAGGCTGATTGTAAGAGTCTGGCTTCCGGCTACGGTTACGATTTCGTTCGACGTTCCTGCAATGGTAAATGTCTGGGAGTCGAGGTCTACAGCCCCTGTGCCAGAATCTCCGGCGAAGTCTAAATCTTCGGCTGTTATTTGAGCGTCCACATACGCCTTAATGGACTGTTGCGTAGCGAGCTTGACGGCAGAATTCGAGGCCATGTCGTCCTCGTCTTTAATGCCTGTTACCGTCGCACCATCACTAGCAATGTTAAGACTTGTTGCAAGCGTAGCGGCACCCGAAATATCTACTGTGCCGTTTATGTCTATCGCGGTTGCTAACAGATCAATTTCATCTGTAGCGGCAATCGTCATAACCGTTGCTGATGAGGCGGCAATTCGCTGAGACGCATCGTAGAACTGCAACTGGCGCGTACCGTTTAACAACAGACCTGTGTCAGCAACGTGAGTCAGGGTTACGTCGGTGTCTGCGCCAAAACCAAGAACAGCACCGTCTGAGCCAAGCGTTAAGTCGTCACCAATGGTTACATCGTCTGGCAGACCGATTGTGAGCGTTTGCCCGGAAGCCGCCGTCTCTATCTCATTTGACGTACCTGCGATAGTAAACGTCTGTGAGTCAAGATCAACAGATCCTGTACCGGAACCTCCTGCAAAGTCTAAGTCCTCTGCCGTCACCTTGGTGTCTACATAAGCTTTAATGCTTTGCTGCGTTGCAAGAGCCGTTGCAGAGTCGGTCGCCATATTGTCTTCGTCAAGAATCGTTGTAACGGTTGTAGAACCCGTTCCCTTGAGCGAAGCAAATGTGATTAGTCCGGCTGACGTAATCGCCCCTGTAGTAAAGGCACCAGAGCCGTCCCTAAGAACAATCGTGTTTGCGGTGTTATCGGTACGCTCTACGATGCGGGTTGCCATAAACTCTACGTAGATAGACCCGGCACTCGCGTCAGAGCGCAGCACAACAGCGCATGGCTGATACACACCTGATGTCGGCTTGGTCGCCGTAAATCCTGCTGACCCGTTCTGATACAGTTGATCTAGTGCTGAGAACGAGCTTGTGTTTACAACGCTTGTTACGACGCCCATGACAGTGACGTAACCTATTGCCCCACTTGAGATTGCAACCTCAACTAAACCAAACGCTGTGTCTGCCGCCGATGCTACGACATTAACCTCTGGTACTTTGTCGGTTGTGTTGTAGCCCGTCAGCTTAACAACCTGACCTGCGGTTAGGCTTGCAGCAGCCCTGACCTGTACCTGCGTGGTCTGATCTCCAACAAGAACCCACTTGGTGCCATCATCAAACCAGAGATGGTAGTCACCTCCATCGCCTGATGTAATCCACTTACGTCCCGCTGTTCCGGCGGCAGGGCGCGAGGCAAGCGTAGACGACTGAACATGAATACCTGTATCGGCGTCATGGTCGTTATAGCTAGTACGGATTGTATTGTCGTTACCACGAACTGTGTTCGCATCAATCGGCGTAGTGCCGTTGACCGGGCTTGAAAACGTAGCAACTGCGTGTTGCGCTACCGTCGTAGCCATTAGCGTCTCCCAAGGGCAAATGCTTCTAACTGAAACCTACTAAGAACAGGCAATGCTTCTCCTGAATCAATAACACTGACATCAACATAATAACCATTTCCCCCCATCGGGATGCGATAATTCTGCGATCCCGATCCTCCCCATGTGCCCGTGCCCCATGTTGTGCCACTGGCACCCCATGTTTCGTCGTAGCTCACAGGCAAGGAGAATGATCCAAGGTCGTTCCCGGTGCTCCATTCTATTCGGCACTGGTCTGATCCCTTTAGTGAGGCCGTCAGGTAGCCCCACCGCAACGCCTTAGATAGCGAGTCGTCACCGCAATAAAACCTGCGGAACTGCGCTGTCATGGTATACCGCTCACCACCTGATCCGTCAGAGTTTAGGTTATCCACAAACACTGACGTTGCGTCACATTCGCTTACAAATCCACTTTCGTCACCTCTTAGAATTACGGGCAATCCAGACGAGTTCAATGTTTCAAACATCGTTGTGGTGTTCGGGCTGATCCAACCAGTATCCCACGGTCCTGTCCATGAATTAAGCACTGTGTTGTAGACGTAGCAACCATAGCCCGGTAGCGTGATCCACAACTCTTTAGTGCCGCGATTTAGCACCGCCCTGATGTTTGCAAACTGAGCAGACGACAGGCTTCTGATAATGGACAGTATTGGATCTGGGGTCTGTGCGTTTGCAACAGGTGCCACTTCTGATTCGTTGCAACGATATAAGCCGCGCTCTGAGATGAAATAGGCCACATTGTCGAACGGCACTATGGCGTTAGGAGCAATCGTTCCAACGTCGGCTGTAACGCCTGTCGGTGAGACGGTAACATCGTCCTGCCCGTAACCCGTTAGGCGAGAGATTCCCCTGTCGTGAAAGATTAGCAACGAGGTGTTAATGCTTGCTAACCCTACGACCTCCTCGTCGCCAAAAGTTCTAACTACGATCTGACCACCACTAGAACCCGTAATGCCTAGCGTGTCGCCGTTGTTTAGTGACGAGTAAAAAATACTGTCAGGAAACGAACTGTTGCCGCACGACCAGAGCCTTTGGTTGTGGACCGCGATAACCTTTGGGTTGGGTGTGCTTGCAATGTTCGTTGTTAACGACGAGCCGTCCCACTTGTTTAGTAACCCACCGTCAGCAATGTACACAACATCGTTACCGCTTGTGTCACGAAACTGTGCAAACGATGGAACCTCTGTGGTAGACAGCGTTCCGCTTCGGGTTGTCCATGTCCACGGGTATGATCCATAAGAGCTAGTCTTTAGGCCACCGTTGACCACAACCATGATTTCGTTTGAGCCGCTGTCTTTGCGCCACGTAAATCCGTTTTGGATATCGTTCCCGCTAGACAGTGTAGCTGCGGTTCGTTTTAGGCCACCGCGCTTTGTAATTGCGCCAAACTCTGTAAGCCTAGCGTTGACGGTTCTTCGTAGTTGGTTCTGTTGCAGCATTACCTCTGTCGAGGTTTCGTTAACGCCGCCCTCCATACTTGGCTGTATGTCCCGAACCGTTTCTCGCGCCATTATCCACCTGCCCACTCGTACTTGAGGTCAGGGTACGCCATCCTTGTGGCGTTAATCGTGCGGCGGCGAATGTCATCTAGCATGGATACGCGCTCCAGTCTAGCAAGCGATCTCATGTCACCTGCGGCGGCAGTCTCTGCGCCACCTTTTAGTAACAACTGCGCGGCTGCTTCCCACACAAGAATTAGATGAGCATTGTCTGGAAAATCAAACGTAGCAAGGTCGCTTGAAAGATCGTTAATCGTCGTAGGTTTCCAGTTTACGTAGACGATTAGATCCACAGCAGAGTCCGAAGGCAGAACCTGAACATTATCCCCTGCTACGTAAAATAATCTTGGATATGATGGGAGATAGTTAGTCGTTGTTGCGAGCGGAACATCTGAAAAATCCGTTTCTTCATACAGCACGTTGCCGTCGCTCACAGACAGTATTCGATAGAAGTTCTGCTCTGTGTCCCCACCAGATCCGGTCGAAAGACTAGACAGTGGAACGGTGCCGTCTGACGCTGTAGTAATCTCACGCTTTGCAAACTTGTAAAACGGCGCAGCGTTAAGAATGTTCGACCACTCTGCGTCAAACACGCTACCAAGTACGGTGCTAATTAAACTGTCGCTCCAACGTGAAGACGACACAGCATCCATATACTCGCGAGTCTGCTCAATAAGATCCGCTTTGGTAACGGTTGCCATTTCCTATCCTAGTCCAGATACTTGGATTTACGTGCTGCTTTCTTTTTCGGTGCTGCTTTTTTGCGAGGCTTCTTTGCTTTCTTGCTAGAAGTAATTGCTTCAGGCACCTCAACAGCAATCTCGACACCGCCAACCTTGTGAGGATCAGCCGAATCAAGGATTTCGGCAAACGCTTCTTCTGCTGCTTTTTGTGCAGGTTCGGCGTTCCATTTGCCAATGCGATCAACAAGACCCTGAACATCTTCTCTTGGGAAATGCCTGAACACTCTCTCTATATGCGCGGGGGCAGAGTCGAGCGAACAGTCGGAGGGCAAGTACCCAATGATATCGAAGGCACTGTCCGGGTCCGTTGATCCATTCTTAATCATCTCCTGCCTGCGATCATTCTTGTCCCACTCCATCGTGATACCCCAGTGGGAGTCAACGCCGTGGACATACCGCAAACCGAGATCAGGGTGAATACTCTTGAGCCTTCTTACGCTGTCGGCAGGAGGCTGCGGAGTTCCCCGTTCATTAAGAATAAGTGTCATTATTCGAGCACCAACAACTCAACATTGACAGTAAGATCAACAGCAGCAGTTCCTACTGTGCTGTCCGTAGTAACCGCAAAACGAATCGTGTCTCCGGCATCCATTGTCTTTTGCGCTTCTGTAAGCGTTGAAAGAAATGTTACTGCCGTGCCTTCGTGAGCGGTTAATGCTTCTAGGTCTACGTTGCCGCTAAGGGCCACCGCAGCATTTGCTGAAGCATCGTACTTCTGAATAACGCCAAGGATCGTCCCACCACTAGAAGCAGGCACTGTCCCGGCTGACACCACGGCGCGGTTTGCAATGCAACGCGCAGGATGTCCCCCAAGATTGTAAGTCGTAGTTGTGCTATTACCGATAGCAGCAGCGCAACGACCTGCAAGCAGTTGAGGCAAAACGCCAAGCCTTCCCGGCTTAGGCGCGAAAAATTCGTATGCCATTTCACAGGTTTCCTATTGTGAAGCGTGAAAGGGGGGTAGGGCTACGAACACCCTACCCCCCCCGTAAATTACGCTACGTGGGTGTAGCGAGAGGTGTCTGTGTAACCAGTAATGCTTCCGTGAGCGTTACGGGCTAGGCAGGCCATGTTGCCATACCAACCGTAAGTCGTCTCGAAAGCATCCCGACCCTGTAGCCAACGCCACGGGCCTGCACCTTCAAACTCCACGAAGCCCCAATCCCGTGCGTCAACCCAAGCCAACGACGGAACGTGGAGCAGGTAGATTGTACCTGCGGGGACGTAGTAGTCCATGACGAGCGGGATTCCACAGACCTCAATGGCCTTGTATCCACCCTTGATCGTCGTTGCAAACTCACCTGCGGTGAATCTACGCTGTCCGACCATGCTCTCCATGAGCTTCTTCCCGATGCCCGGAGTGGTCATCATTAGGAAGTCGCCGGGGCGAACCATTGCATCCTTGCCTGAACGGCCAGAGATGCGCTGAATCATATCCCAAATGTCAGATTCAGTGGGCTGATCTGCGTCTGGGGTGTCCGTTCCGGCCACCATGCGAGTGGCATCCCAGATTGGGTATGTGCCACCGTTGATGTTATGGAGCGTGTTGTACGAACCGCCACGGTTCGTAATCGAAATTAGACCGTTCATGGCACTGTTGAACGAAGTATCGCTCGCGGTTGCCTTAACAATCTTATCTGCCGCTGCCATGCTAGAAATGGCTGTGCCCAAGGTCAGCGTGGAGTTATCTCCTGATACGCTGATTGCTGTAATCTGAGCGCGACCAAGAACCGCATCCGAAGATGAGGTGTCTAGTACGGCGATGTAGTCGCCAACCGACAGAAGCAAAGACCCCTGTCCGGCTGAAGCCACACCATAAGGCGATGTTACAACGATAGACGTTGTGCTGCCTACGCTACCAATAAGCGCAACAACACCATCTGCCTTGTTATGAAGAGCTTGCTGCATAAGCAGCGAAGATGCGTCCTTAATCTCTTCCATCGTTTTCTTAGCGATGGTCGTGAACGCCGCATCTTTGCTCTGGGTTCCGACAAAAGCGAGGCCATCAATCTGGCGAGTCGTGTAAGCACGAACTACGCCTGCGTTGGCCTGCACTTCAGTTGCGGTTGTGTCCGGGGGAAAATACCCAGACTGCGAAAAGGTGGCTCCGGCAGGACGGCCAGTAACGACATCAAAGAAGACGTTGTTACCGCCCCATCTCATATTGCGCGGACCACCCGCCTTGCCAGACTCAAGCTGTGCAAGGAGCGGAGTAACGAGGTTCTGAACCTTCTCGCGGAACTGTGAATACACGTTCTTGAGTAGGCCAGTTAGCTCGGTATCCGTAATTACGGTTGGAGCAGGCATGATTTACCTATATGTGTTGAAGTACCGAATCTAGTGCGCTATCTAACGCATCATCTACTGTAGCCGCTCGACGCTGCTTTTTTGGGGAGCGAGTCTTTCCCGCCCTGCCAACTGGCTTTGTCTTTTGGCCTACAAGTCTCTTAGCCTTTTGAGCTTCAACACGCGCTTTTTCCAACTTCTTCAGGGCAGCGTCATCTTTTACTGTGCCTGTAGATTCGGAACGCTTGCTATGCTGCAACTGCGCCCAATAAGCAAGATCCTCTAAAATGTATTCACGGACAGCTTCAAACCTGTGTGATGGAACGTATGGTTGCCCATTCGGGGCCAGTTCCATGTACTGTTGTATGCCCAAAACACATTTTTCGGCAAGCTCATCAGTAGAAACAGTAGGCAGTGCATCAGATAACATTCCGATGGCTGGCTGTAATTCTGTTTCCCAAAACTTGCCACCCTCATTTTCAATCTTATTCATCTCCTGAACTACGTGCATATCGCGAACTTTTTGTTCTGCTCGCTCTGCTCTTAGCTCTGGAGAATTTTCGTTTTTAAATGCTTCTCGTGCATTGTAATAGTAATCGTCTTCTTGCAAAAGCCTTACCAACTGATCTTCACGTTCAATCAACTGTTGCTCTAGTTGATCTCGTTGCTGTGTAACCAGATTGGTTTTTTCTTGAGCTTCTGGGTCTGGCGAAAATCTTTGTTGCGCGAGCTTAACAACTTTGTCAAGACGATCTTTTCGTACTTTGCCGTTTGCTTTGTATTCGACAATAACATCAGGTATCTCTAACTCACCTTCTGCGTCGAATAACGTAAAGCTTGTTGCAAGCTCGTCGTCTAATACCGGAACATTGACGTACTCTTCGCTTGCAGCTTCAACTTCGGGTTCGACTGTTTCTGTGTTTTCTGTTTCAGAAGCCTCTATTTCTTCATCTTCAGTTTCAGTTTCTTCCGAAACCTCTACTTCTTCTGACTCAGCTACTACGTCATCAGTGTCAGGTGCAGCCTCTTCTGCCTCTGCGTTAGCGTTTGCTTCAGCCTCTACTTCGGCAACGATGGTTTCCTGTTCTGAAAGAACAGTTCCAACAGCTTCGCTAACTGCTTCACTAACGTCTTGCATTAAACCCTCTATTGTTGGAGCGATAAAAGATCAGCTTGCCGTGCTGCAATCTCTGCTTCGGGAACACCCATTGCTTGCTGCTGCATTATAGATGCGCCACCGATAGGGGGATTGGCAGTCGGGAGCGGAACCATACCCGGTAATGCGCCTTCTTGTTGTGGTGCAGATGGTGCTCCGGGTGCTCCTTCCTGAATTGCTTCAGGTGGAACCATCGCACCCTGCTTTTGCGCTGCTTGATTTGCAAGGTCAAGCCATCGTTGCTGTGCAACTTCCATCACTTGCAGATCAAGGTCGTCTTGCAAAATAATTTCGCGCTCTAATACGTCTTGGTGTATAGACTCGTCGTCTTGCCATCTCATTTCCGGCACTTCGTCCTGAGTCCGTATAGCGTCAGCGATTCGTTTGGCGCGAGCTTCTTGGTCCTCGTCTGGTGTTGCCATGTCGCGAGCAATCGCAAACATCTGACGACGACGATACTCTTTGATATCAATAACTCCAGTTTGTAACCAGTTGTCTAGCAAGTACAAACGAAACGCCATTGGCATAGGCATCATTGTAGCGGGTTCTACCTTGACATCGCTTTGACCGTCGAGGTCTGTAGACGACACCGCCCTTGCAAGATCAGGTCGGCCTTTTCCTACGGTGCCCAACGCTCTTGGTACGTCATAACCCCAAGCCATTCCGGCCATAGAAACTTTGGCCCAATCTGTATAAGCACTTGCAAGCGCGTTGATAGCAGGAGAAAACACTCTCTCTAATTGTTCACGGGCGGCAATAATGGCTCGCCCTGATTCGCCAGACTGCTGGCCTCGCGACACAGAGTTCCAACCGCTTGCATCTTCAAAAGCCTGTTTCTCTAGAGACAACGCTTCTTTAACATCTGCTCCAACGCTAAAACCATTTACAGGTTGAATACTTTCGTTAAGCGTTCCTGCGCCACGCACCTCAATCATTGACGTTACACCGCCAAGGAATGTCTCAGTTGCGATTGCGTTAGGCCGGGTAAGGAACCGACCACCTGCGTTGACCCTAATGTTTTCTACCCATTTACTTAGCAACGCATTGCAACGCATTTGGTGGTCAAGCCATTGCTCCATCACCGGGCGCGGGTAATAACTAGGATCGCTAGAGCCGTCTCTAATTGGAACAACAGGAATCGTGTTCCACATTAACGGAGCAGGGCCAAAGACTACTTGGTCGCCTACAATAATAAGTTGCAAGCCATCCGGTAAAACGTCTGGATGTGGTTGCAAGTAAACTGTAAAGCGTTCAGTTATGTCTTCGTCTCTCAGTCGTTGTCCTTCACCTATCGTTGTTTGCGACAAAACCCATGAACCAACCCCCTCAGAGCCACTGTACGTAGGTGAGCTACCGTAATTAAGGCTTGACTCGCTACCATCCAACCCACTAACGCCGTACCTGTACGCAGCTTCTGCCTTACTAATAACCTCACGAATAATTACCCAGTGAGGTTGCTGCGTTGCCGTTGCGTTTGGTGCAACACGCACTTGTTCAACGCGCAGCGTTTGGCATCCGATGTCTCCTAACGGTTTTCGCTCTCCGGGTTTCTCGCCAAGGCGTTCATCCCACGGCCCTCTATCTGAATCCCAGAACATATGCCAGAACGAAACACCATCAGTTTGTGCCCAGAACGCTGCCTCCCTAGACAGCCGTTCCATCGTTTGCTGCTCAAACTGATACTCTAGAGACAGTTGTTGGGCTTGAGCCTTTCGTTTGTCGTCAGGATCTTGCGTAGTCGGAGTAACCGCAAAGCCGGGGCGTTGATCCACAATGATTTGCAGGCGTTGATCTAACGCCTTGTCAATCATGTTATACACGACACGCGCTGAATCCCGTGGCCTAGCAGGTTCACGCCAAGGCCCTAAGCCCTGTGCGGAAATCCATTGCTGTCCACTGCGAAACAAGCGGTTACGTTCGATTAAATGCAGGTGTTGCTGCACCGCTTCTCGTCGCGAATCCCACAACTCCCTGCACCACGACACCCACGCATCGTTGTCTTCACTGCGCTCTGGGTCTGAAGCAGGAAAGTTGTAGCCGTACAAAGCTCGTTGCAGGGCTTGGTTTTGTTCGCCTTCAGTGCGGTTGTCGTCCTCTGGCTCGTTAACAGCCATCTGCTCGTTAGGACTTTCTGGATTATTGCTAAACCCCTCTAAGGCTCTTGCAACCTCGTCGTCAGCAAGCGCACTAAGAAAGTCTGCGCTACCGGGGCCTTCTGATTTTTCAGCCATTAATCAATCCTCCCAACACCTACAGCAACACGAACCTTGTTCCAATCGCCCAACTCTTCGTACCGTTCCCTTACAACACGCATCACTTCTTCCTGTGCCCAGACTTCATTCTCTTGCAATGTAATTGCAACAAGATCGTCAGGCACTTCGTAGTCTTGCTTATCTATCGTGCCGGGAGGGATGGGAGCAAACTGCTTTGCTACACTTGAAACTCTGTGGGTAGCAAAGACAAATGCCACGATCCACAAGAGTTCTATGGCGAAATCCATTAAAGCGTAACAATCGTGATGTTAGCCGTGCCACTAGACCACGCGCTTGCTCGTACACGGAACGTATGGATGCCATAGCCGTCACCTACAAAAAGTTTTTCACCTGTAGCCGACGTAGCTAGGGTTCCACTATTGCCGTCCTTCAGGTTATACGATTCAAAGTTTGTACCGTCAGCAGTTGCCTCTAGCTGAAGCGTACCCGAAAAAGTTCCCTCAAGTTGCACCGTTAACACACCGGGGCTAAGAAAGCGACAACCGTGCGAAACGGTTTCTCCATTAGCGTCAATAGACCCTGTGGTCACGTTTTTGTAGTTAGGCATATTGGTTTCCTATATGAACCATTGATCCATTGGGCTATCAACCCTGCGATGTCGCTTTATGCGCGACCGTTTACAATACAGAACTACGGCACCTGCAACAACCAAAGGTGCTGTAATTGCAATTTTTTTTAGCAATACCACTTTTTCATCTTAGTAGCTGTCGTCAGAATTGCTGTTGTGGTTTGACTTGTCGTCTTCCTCGTCCTCTTCGTCGCCTGCAATCATAGCTTCGATACGAGCAAGGCGTTCTTCCATCAAGTCCATGCGCTCCTCATGGTACTCAACCGACTTGTCGCCGGGTCCATACGCGCCCTCTTCCTGACCCTCTGCTTCGTCGCAACCGGGACATCCGGGCATACCACATGGGCACTCTTCTTCTTCGCCATGCTTGTGTGGCTTCTTTTTTCCCATCGTTGGGGAGCCGCCGATAGCTATGACAAGATCAACCTCGCCACGCCGTTTCATTTTTGGTTTACGCACCGTCTGTCATACCTCTGTTAGTTGCTGCTTGAGACATTGCTGCTCCACCTAAACCTACGCCAGACAGTGCAGCTAGTAAATCGCGAGACTTTCTTTTGTCAGGATCAAACCTAGCTTGAGGTGATCTAATTTTTTCAGGTTCAAACACATTTAGATATCTAACAATATCTGGAGCTTCTTGCCCAGTTCTTTCTGTTATCTGTTCTTTTAGCATCCGTCGATATTCTTGTAACCCCTCAATACCGTCGTCGTGAGCACTTCCTGCGCGAGTTACCCCTGTAGTCATCATTCCATCTGACGCAGCACCAAGCATAACGTCTTCTAAATTTATTTCAGCAATAATAGAGTCGTATCCTGCGGCCTGCATTCGTCGCACCATGTCTTGTCCTGACACTCTAGGCAACATTCTAAACAAATCGTTAGAAGCAAAGTCGCCTAATTGATTAGACTCATCCAAATAACGCATCATGCCTTCGTTGGTTTGAAGCAACTCGCGCAGTTGGTCTGCCTGACCAACATCGCCTAATACGTTTTCAATGTAGTCAGCCTCCTCCATTGCTTCGTCAAAATAACCTTGCGTCATGTTTTCAAAATACTCTTGGGCATCTTCATCAAAATTATCCCAATCCATACTAAAACGTGCTTCGAGTTGCTTGTATGGGTCGCCCCCTGCGTCAGCTTTTAACACATAAGGCTTTTCAATTCTTGTTCTAGTTTGATATATCCCCGGACGCGCTTCTTTTCCTCCTTTTCCTACAAACCTGCCTTGCGATCCTGCGCTTGCGGCAAATGCGTTTTCAACTCCTGCATATTCTGACGCTTCTGGTGCATAATCAGTCAGGTACGTTCCGGGTCCAAACAGCCCTTCTTCTGAAGGATTAAAACCTTCAAAGCCCGGATTCGGGGTTCCGTGATACCATTCTTGTTCGTGGAACCCTTGATCGCGCCCTGACCATGTTTCTGAAATTTCGTCTAACTCAGAGCCTGCTCTTGGTTGCAAAGAGGCGTCAACTTCTGCTTTAGACTTTCCGGGCGTAAATGTGCGGCGAGGTGGCGGGGCTGCGTCAGCAACAGTCTCTGCTGCTCGCGCCGTCCGTCCTGCTCGCGCTGCTTTTCCTCCGGCCTTAGCTAAATCACCAACAACAGGGACCAACCCTAAACTTGCTAACGCAATTCCAAGAGCATCGCGGTCCTTTGCGCCTTTAGCTATATCTTGAAAGTCGGCTGCATACCCGGCAGGAGTAAGGCCAAGCGCAAGCTCACCTGCAAGATTGCCTCTTACGCCTTCCCATCCACGACCTGCTGACGACAGGGCGCGAGATAGTAACGATTTGTTTTCTTCTTCGTCCATTACCAACCACTAAGTGGAAGTTGTTGGGTGTAGTCTCCGGGGGTGCGAGTCAAATCTAAAGATCCGTCAAGGGATTGTGCAACTCCTAAATCATCACCAAACGTATCGGTCAACTGGATTTCTTCAGGTGGAACGCCTTGAACACGATCCCACCCGTGCAGTGCCAATCCAAGTGCCATGACGCCATCGTCATGTAATCCACGGGGTGCCTCATACCGAACGCCAGTAGCTGTGTAGGTAAATTCAAAACTCTCAAGTTCGGCCACTAACCATGCCTCATCCGGCAATACTAACTCTTCGGCCTGAAAGGCCGCGACGAGTCTTTGCATTAACCGCAGCTTGCTAGGGCGGCTGAACGTAAAGCCCGTTACCATGCACCCGGCCTCTTGCAAGTCGGACACAATTGCGTCACCCACGCCTGTAGAGTCTACCACCGCCGGAGTGTCGCCAATCAGTTCTCTGACCCGATCCTTAGTAACCGACCACGGGGCTTGCCACCGCTCTAGCCTGACCACCCTGCGCCATGCGTCCATGCCAATGGCAACCGTAAAGTCTTGAGCACGGGCAAGGTCAACTCCCCAGACTACTGGTTCATCAGGTTCCTCATCCATCTCCTGCACTGAACCACGAATAGCATCCAACCCGAAAGGATTGACACCATCATCAAGCGGAATACCCTCAAACTCTTGTGCAAAAACATCTGCCGGAAGCTCCTTTCTAGCTGCATCAATTTCCTCTGGCGGTATCCACGGGTTGTCCAACGTAGACGCACGAAAGCTCTGCCAATCAGGTTCTTCTTCCAGATTGCCGCGATTGAACATCTGGATAAATCCATGCCGTCGTCCCTTCGGCGTACCCAGTATCAGGGCACGGCCACCTAAATCCACAAGAGTAGGCCGGATCGCTGCCTGCCAAGTCTCAGTCAACTCACGGACAATCCCGGCCTCGTCGATAATTACTAACGCATACTTTCGGCCACGGGCAGGGTCTTGTGTGTCTAAGGTCCAGACCTCAATCACACCGCCCGTAATTAACTCTAGCCGTTTTTCCTGTTCACTAACGCGCTGAGTAACCGGGCCTAGACGCTGCACCAGTTCACGCCAAGCCTCCAAAGCATACTTGTAGCCGGGCGCAAACCAACCAACAGGCTGTCCGTCAATCGCTGCCTTGCAAGCCAATGTGATACCCAACGCAGTCTTACCAAACCTACGTCCGCACATCACCACTCTGAACCTCGCATCGTCTTCAGCAATCTCTTCCTGCCCCTTGTGGAGCTTGTAGATGCTGACCTCTAGCGAATTGTTCGAGCCTCTACGTTTCGGTCTTGCCATTCGACCTCCTCTGGCCTAGCTTCTTCGTGCGGCATTGCCGTGGGGGCACTACAGTGCGCGAAGGCTGACGGAGATTGACTCCCGCCCAAGCACTACGTGATTCACCCTTACCCATCAGTATAAGCGGATCGCCTTCTGGGCGACATACGACAACAAAAAAAGTCGTTTTCGTGGGGGGGTAAGGGGGGGATACGTGCGCTCAGGCATCGGGAGATTTCACGTGAAACGTAGATAAAGAGAAAGAGCAGTCATGGGGCACAGTGTTTCTAAGCAAGAAGATTTGTTAGCGCGAGTAGACAAAATTCTCGCGAGAATCGGCAAACTAGAAAAACATCTCAAGGCTTAGGTCGCGAAGGAGTCTCTTCGACAAGCTTAATCTCCACCGTCTGCTTAGATTCAGTCTGGATCGCCTGTTTATCGCCAAATTCTGCCGGATTCATGCGGATTGCGGCCCATTGCAGCGTGTCAATCTGCAATTTGTCCCTAGTTACCGTCTTGTTGTCCGTATATCGGCTAATTTCTAGGGCTTCTTCCGCTAACGCCTGCGCCATTAGCAGCCTAGCCTTGCGATATTCGTAAAACCAGTACTCATCCGACGAAATCCACCGCCTGACCGTCCCCGCTTTTAGCCCATACGGCTCTAACGTGTTCGACATCACCTGCCCATCGGCCATCTCGTTAAAGATATCCTCCACAACCGCCGCTTTTTCTTCCTGCGTGTAGTTGATTGGGGCCTTCTGGTTGCGTTTTAACGCAAATCTGAGCGCAGGAGCACCCTTTTCTAGTTTTTTAGCCATAAGCAAACGCTAGATCCCGCGCATATCGTTGTCAAGCTCTAGGTTTTGCTCCGCTCTCATGATGGCTAATACGTAGATCACGGGGGCCACGCGGGGGTACACCCCCCCCCTGCGCTTTCGCGCTCTCGTAGCGCGAGCCACGCGCACATGATACGCGCACGAACCGCGCATGACGTGGCACGGCACTTGCACGTGCGCGTGTGAAAGCCGCTTGCAAGCTTCACGGGTAGCTTTCACGTAAGCATGATGCGATCACGAAGCGAAGCTTACTGCGCTGCTCTTGCGATCATGAGCACATGAGACAGGGCCTCAATCTCGACAACGGATCGCCAGAAACTCGAAACCAAAAAGCTAGTAACCATGCGGTCTTTTTGATTGATTTCGCTCTGGGTGTTGACAACGGAATTGGTAGGCTGATAGGATGATGTCGTCGTCGCAGTTGAGACGGCCTACTCGAACCGGAGGTTGAAAATGGCACGAAACTGCTCTCACCACTTCGTGGTCTTCAAGTACGACAAGCCTATGCCTAACGGCAACATCTACAACATCTGGAAGTCGTATGATGAGGACATGATATGGGACTCGCCCAATGTCGAAGTTCTAGGATACTTCGACACCTACAAGCAGGCTCAAGCGGCAGTAGCCGCCAACAAGAGAGGTTAGGCCGATGACGAAAAAGCAGAAACGCAATCTCAAAAAAGAGATTACAGCGAACATCATCAAGGCCCTTGAAAAGGGCGTGGCACCTTGGGTCAAGGGTTGGTCCGGTGGTGATGGGTTCCCCATCAACGGAGGGAGCAAACGCCGCTACCGTGGCGTAAATGTTCTTAACTTGATTGCTACCGCTCGCTTCTCTGGGTATAGCTCGAACGAATGGTTCACATACAAGCAAGCCAACGATCTTGGTGGCTCTGTAAGAGTCGGACAGCGAGGCTCTACCGTAGTTTTCACGAAGTGGAACGAAGTTATCACGGAAGATCCTGAGACTGGTGAGGAGGTCGTAAAGACCTATCCAATCCTTCTAGGGCACACGGTTTTCAACCGCGACCAACTAGACGATATGCCGGAGCCGGAAGCTGTCGAAGACCTCCCAGAAAAGGAGCGTCACGCTAGAGCCGATAGGCTCATCAAGGCCACTGGTGCTAAGATCACCTACGGTGATGCCAGTGCATACTATCGGCCTTCGACCGATGAAATCGCCATGCCTCGAATTGAACAATTCGACCATGAGTCGGAGTACTACTCGACTCACCTGCATGAGCTTGTCCACTGGTCAGGTAGTCAAAAAAGACTCGACCGTGACCTAAGCGGAACCTTCGGCACTGAAAGCTACGCTTTCGAGGAACTTGTCGCTGAACTTGGCGCGGCCTTCACCTGTGGTGAACTGGGAGTTGACGGCAAACTTCAACACGCCGAATACATCGGCTCTTGGATCAAGAAGCTAAAAAATGATAACACGTACATCTTCAAGGCTTCTGCTCTAGCAGAAAAAGCGGCCACCTTCCTGATGGACTTCGAGGAGTCCATCGACGAGTCGGAAGAACTCGCCGCCCAGTGGGAAGCACTGGTAGCCTAGATGACACATGGAGCGCGGCATACTCTGGTGCCTTCGAGGGTTCGACTCCCTACGCTCCCGTAGTCTTTTAATTGATAACCTATCTAATGAACTCTCACCGGAGGGTGAGAGAGTTCACTAGATAGTCAACCACTTTCCAGTAGTCCCTCACAACGGAGTTCTCAGGTGTTCAAATTAGACATACGAAAAGCACTACTCACCAACCGAACTACTGCTGACCCCTTGACAACGGGTTACATTGGTAGCGTCTCAACCGCAACAGTCGAAACCTCGAAGGGGTGACAACATGACAAGCAAAGAACAACTACACGCTAACGTCCTGCACTGGGTGGAAGTGCTCGAAGGAAACCATCAGCCGGAAAACACTGATGAGACTGCCCTCGAATATGTGCTCGAAGGCATTTTAGATGTTGAGTACACGGTGGCGGGTTCCGGTCAAGTTCTGGGTGCTTCCTACCTTATGGCCTTCGGAGGTCCAACGGTTCGGATCGACACACGGCATAATACCGTCATAGGCACTTGGGGGCATGACACCTACTCAGTCTCCTACACTGACAACATCGGCTTGCAAAGCCTCGAAGAAGATTTTGCTTCCGTTGTCGGACTTAATGTTTCTTAACTGTTGAACTTTAGAGCGAGGAAATACCCGATGGACAATGTGTACGTTGAAGATGCTATGGCGTTGTGGGAAGCTGTACTAGAAATGGCAACAGAGGACGAGGACGTAAAGGATCTTTTTGATACAGATGTGAGGTTGATGCGTAAGCAACTTGCTCTGCTGATGCCGAAAGCCAAGGCTTTTTACCAACAGTACCGAAGCGGAGGTGAGCATTTAGATAAATCTTGGGATTGGGGGTTTTGTCCTTGGTTTGTTAGGAACTGTGTTGATTGGAATGGCTTTCATTACGGACTAGAAACAGATGATTTCCGTGCGTTGCCGGAGATGGTAGACGACGAACTGTATATATCTAATGAACTCTCCCCGAAGGGTGAGAGAGTTCACTAGATAGATAACTGGCCTTTTCTTGGAGCAAGCCACATGACAAACATTCTTTATGAGGCCGACATGGTAGCGGACATGGAAGGAGATTACCACTTCTTCGCCGCTTCAGGGCATCCTCACTTCAGTTGCGAAATGGCAAAAACGCTCGACGAAGTAGTAACCAAGATGGACTCAGTTACTAAAAAGTGCATTTACCGGATCTGGCAGGTGCCACTCGCCGTAGATGCTGAGTACGAATTTGATATCAGCATCGGCCCATATGTGAAAGGGTCAGTTCTCATCGGCACTGTTTTTCCCGAAGACTATTTAGACAAACTACGAGGTGACATCGTTACCATGTGGCATGAAAAGCTTAACGAAAAGAAGCCCTCTACTGAGGATGCTAGAGACGCTTCTTCCCCTGATGTCCTTGAAGGAGTTAACTAAAATGTCATGTTACGAAGCGCACTGCTCCATAGAGTTTGACACGTTTGATGTCGAACTTTCAGTTCACGTTGAAGGCGAGGAGCTAGACCGTAGCTTCTACGGTTCGTCTGCCGAAGACATCGCCGATGCTATCGCTGAAGCGATGAACGAGGCCAAGCCTGAGATTGAGCAGGACGACGTGTCTCAGGCAGTAATCGACAAGCTCACTCAGTGGCACGAAAAGCTCGACACAGATGTGCTTGACGATACTCTTTGTCGTCAGATGGACGGCGACTGTGGCGGCGAAGGTGATGTAAGCCACACTGAGTACTACGACCTCGAAGAGGTTGACGTAACCTTGGAGATGTCGGCTTGTTGGAGGGTTGAGGTAATTTACCTCAGTTAGCAGGACAGGGGTGGGGCCTTTGGCCCTGCCCCTGAGTAGGACAGGGGGTGAGAATGGTTTCGACATCTCGCAAGACCCGACAGGGTACGGGATGGACTTCGGTTCGAGTCCGAACACCTCCACTATGCTCACAGACAGGGTAGGTGCTGTACACACCTTGGGTCTGTGGCCTATGCACTAGGTCGGGGTTCGATTCCCCCTGTGAGTTGCCATTCGCTGAGTCTTTTATTGATAACCTGAACAACGGAGGTACAGGTGCAAGTCAAGCTCACGATTACCGTTCCGGTCAACGAGAACGAACAGGCCGGAAGCGAGCTTAACGTAGAGAAGATTCTCTACTTGTTGGAGGAGGCCGAACTAGAGGGCCTCTTAGACTTTCCTTTCAGTGTTCACAGAGAGCTTCCAGAGGAGATGGCAAGCTTGACAACGGCAGTATAGTTAGGGGTCGCAATCGCAACGGTTAACCCGAAGGAGAACCGACAACGTATGCGTAAGACAAAGACAACCTCGACGGTGCTACAGCGTTTAGCTGATGCCGCCGGAGTCAGGTTAGGCAGAGACGGCAAGCTTTGGCTCGTACACACAGCGGACCTGCTCACCCCAAGTCAAAAAAAAGAATGGCGCGAATGGGGATTCAGGACAGAACCTCGACCGCAAAACTCCACGAAAGCCCTAGCCACCTTGGCTCTCTGTCTTTTTGAAAAGTACAGGAAGGCAGACCCAGACAAGTGGGAAGCACTGCGCCAAGAGGTGCGCTATGACCCCGGCACCCGAAGGCACAGTTGGAGCACTCGAATCCAACTGGAAGTTGCGGTGCCGACTAAGGGCTTATCCTGTAACGAAGAAGTAGCATTACAAAGACTCGCGATTACGGAGATAGAATGAAAACCACCGACGAAGGGAGAACTAAGATGAAGGAAGGTTCCGATTATCGGCATGGGGAAAATGGCGCATGGGTTTACAATCAGAACTGCGTTCGCTCAGGTCATGTAGTGAATTTCGCAGAAGTGGAGGCTTTTAGCGAAAGAACTGAGGCTGATGAGGAGCATAGCGATTGGACTTGGTGGCCTTTGGATTACGCTCAAAGAACACTGGCTGACGAAGGGAATGGTGTCGGCCCAAACCACGTGTTCCGTCTACGTGCCGCCGCTAATGTGATTCGCTACAATGATTGAACGCCTGACCTACTGGCTTGTGGTCTGTGTGATGTGGGCTATGGGCCTACTGACTATCTACCAGTTAGTCAGAATGACCTCCGACGAAGTGGTGCCAGTCGTTCAGTTAGAACCCATTCAAGCAGTGGTTCTCGATCCAGTCGCTAGTCATTTAGATAACTGGAGGTGGCCGTGCAGTGGAGACGGCTGTGCAAACAGCAACGCCATCGGCAGGATAGCTACGTCAGTTAGATATCACAGCAAGCGCACAGGTATCTCACAGCGTTTACTGGTCGGCATCTTGATGGTCGAAAACCCGTGGCTCGACACCACGGCTGTCAGCTATGCCGGAGCGGTCGGACTTATGCAGGTCATGCCCATGCACACTGAGGCGTGGCCTGAGTGTACGCTCCCACTCGAATCTATTGAAGGATCTATATGCAGAGGTGCGTCCATCATCTCTGCGTTCATGCTCCGGGGTAACGAGACGCAAGCACTTTTGCGCTACAACGGTTGCCGACAACGGTACTGTCAGGGCTACCCTCGTAAAGTGTTGCAGGAGGCAGAGTTATACGATGGTTGAGTAGTGGGGCTTGACAACCCTATTATGATTTGGTGTCGCAAAAGAGACGCAACTTTTTCGGAGGACACTATGTTCGCAGTGAAGCATCCCAAGCGTGGTTGGGAACAGCGTGAAGGTATACCCACCTTGGCACAGATGCAGGAAATCGTCGGTGGCAACATAGAGCATTTTTACCTTCCGCTTAAAGGCCGCATGGGTAACGAAAAGCAAATCGACCTGTTCGTAAACGAAGAGGGCAAGCTCTTAGACCTGCCAGTGAACATAGGGATACTCAACATAGACGAGCTTGCCCTAGTTGACATACTCGTTGGCCCGATCATAGCGGTGCGCCATGACCTAGAAGGCGAGACGGCAACACTCACAGACGACGACCTTGGAATCCTGAAGCGGCTAGAGGGAGCCGTGAAAACCGAAGAGCTAGTCTTTATACCCGCAGAACACGAAATGTTTTCTTACGCTTTGAGGAGGTTAGGCCGTGAGTCTTCGTAGAGCGAGTAAACGAAAGGCAAAAAGAAAGGCGTTAAGTGAGGGCGCACTACCTGAGTGGACTCCGTTCAAGGATGTTACCCACCTCATGCCTAACGCTGAAGTGTATGCAGAGAGGGACAGGCAGAACAACACTGTGGCTCGTTGCTACGCTAACAGTAGGTATGAGGCTTGGGTAACAGAGATCCCGAATGGCGTAACCTACATTTCGTTTAAGGCTCTCGACAAGAGAGCGATGCACGATTGGCGTGAGTTCTGGAGAATCAAAAATGAACTTACGCATGAGGACCGGGAAGCGATTGAAATTTACCCCGGCGCGTGGCGTGTCGTCGATACGTCGAATCAGTACCACCTCTGGGTACTGCCCGAAGGCCAAGCGATCAACCTTGGCTACACCTGCCCTGATGTAAGCGAGGGCTTTCCTGACAGGTACACCTTCCAGAAGGGAAGGCAACGTGAGATACCTGCATGGATGAAAAGATTTAAAACTGATCCGGGATCGTACACAGGAGGAGGTGCACATGGATGCGGCCCGTGGCGTTGGTCTAGCGCAAAGAAGTTGAAGTTAGTGATTGCTCGTACACACCTCGAAGCTCTTGAAAGGATAGGAAGTCGGTACTGGAACAAGCGATGAAAACAGTCTACGCAGTATTGGACTACGCAGAGCATTGGGACTGGGTGCTCCACACAGGAGTGCCCAGTAGCTCTCAAATAAAAGAATACGTGCAGGGTCCGTACACAGCCTGTTCAGGCGACTTTGATTTCAAGTTGCTCGTAAACCGATACGGAGCTTGGGCCTTTAGAGGTCAAGGTCCGTCTGGCTCGCTTATCAAAATAAGAGATGGCGTAGCATACGGTATGCTGTGTGGGCCTGTCGTGGCAGTGCGCTATGACGACGACGGGAACATTGTTTCGCTGACCACAGATGACATAGCAAAACTACACAGCATGGTAGACGAAGGATACTGTTACAACCTACCCCCCTTGACAACGTAATCCTGCTGTGGTTATCGTTGTCATAAGTCGCAACGGCGACACCTTTAGCTAGTGAGGTACTATTGAGCGTGAGAATTATCTGCGTAGTGTGCGGAGTAGAGTCAGGCTCACCAGACTCCACTCCAGTGGAGAGCGTGTGTGGTCATCTCAGTTGCATAGCATTAACCACCGACGCAGTGACCTCATTCACAGTAACCAGTCTTTTTGATAAGGCTGCTCGTAGGTCTGTGTATGTGCAAAACCTTTCGCCGGAGGACAGCGACGACGATGTGCGCTTGGCGATTTCCAGATACCAAAGAGCACGGAAACGTGCCATGTATGCAGCGGAGGTCTGCAAAGAAAATGACAGAAGCCGAAGCCAAGAAGACTTATGAAGCACAGCTAACCGAAATGCTTGCTTTGTATAACGAAGCCAAGTGGACACCCGGACAGCACAAGGGCAAGTGTGCGGAGGATGTGATGGAGGAAGAAGTTCCTCCGAAACACTGGGTAATAGTCCGTCGTCTTTTGATAGATGAAGTGCGCTACTCAGACAAAGTGACGACTTGCAATTTTTGCAATCAGAAGTTTGAAAGCCACCGACAGATGGTGGCGCACAGGGGCCATCAGCACCCTGAACGGCTCAAGAACTGGCGCAACCGTGGCATCCCAAGGGATTACAGGGGAGGTGTCCAGATCACGTACATCATGCGGAAGTACGGAATCAGGCGAGCCGATTGTTACAAGGTATTAGCTGATAACAATGTACCTCTAAGGGAGGAGGTAGAACGCTATGAGTAACTGGCACCCGAAGACCGAAGGAATCTTAGCTGAGATAGAGCAAGGCATAGACTATCTCGAAAGGGTTGATAACGATCCTGTGTACGTTCGCAATCGCAGTAAGATCAGCGACAACCTTAACAGGTTGTCTGCGTTGGCCGCTGATGGATGTCGAGCTTCGCTTATGCGTGAGTTCATTTTAGATGTAGCGACTAACGAAGAAGCGTGGAGAGCACTGACACCAGAACAGCGCAGTAAAATGCGGGAGGCATTAGGGACATGACACCTGAGACTCGAAGGGAAATACTCGTTGACTGTATGAAGCGCACAGGGTTATCACCTGAGCACTTCGCTCAACGAGAGCTAGGACGCGACAGGTCAACGATCTATCGTTGGTTGGCAGGAACGAGCAAGGTTCCAAACAGCGTAGCTGTTTACTTGACTCGTTACTGGAGGAGAGAGCCGTGAGTCAGCTAGGCATCTTTGATGCACCTGTCGTCAGGAACTCTGACAGTGCTTACGCTCATAAAGCCGCTGATGCCATAGCTCCAAAGCTAGGCAAGATACAGCGTGAGGTCATAGAGGCGTACCGACAGTACGGGGATATGACTTCTAAAACTGCTGAAGCCTTGCCATGCTTTGCAAGTTACGGTAGATCCACTATCCAAAAACGAATATCAGAACTGAAGGGCGTAGGTATTCTTGAGTATGTGAAGGACTCACCAGACGCGAAGTACCGTCTAGTGGAAGATCGGGTGGACAACCCGTTGCCCCGGACAAGGCGAGAAGTTTGTCGCTGCTGCCGGAGGCCACTCTAAAACGTTTCACTGCATTGGAGGTGCAAGTGAGCACAGGTAAGATCATTATTCGACACACAGTGTCGGCAGGGTGGACCGCCGTGCCCCATCTTCTGACAGAAGATGCTAGGCTGAGTTGGAAAGCCAAGGCGTTATGGACATGGCTCGCGGGGCGACCAGACGGTTGGGTAGTGCGCTTGTCTCATTTAGTGACACAGGCTACTGACGGTATTGGTTCGGTTCGCACAGGTCTAGACGAGCTTGAAAAGCTAGGGTACATAAGCCGCAAGCAGTTGCGTGACGAAGACGGCAGGTTCATAGCCGTAGAGTACACCATCAATCAAGCACCAGAGTCAGTTCAGCCGCATACGGAAAAACCGCATACGGATAATCGAACCCTAAACAACAAGAAACATAGCAATAAGAAAAAGATTACCCCGGAGGTAGGTGCTGCGTATAAGCGGTTGTGGTCAGAGTACCCTTCCCGTGGAGATCACCCTAACAGCTATCCGGCAGGACTGTCTGCATACAGCAGACTGATAGATGCAGGGCACTCAGCAGAGCTAATCTTACTGGCTGTCAGTAGGTATGCTGCATACGTGCAAGAGAATATCAAAGAACCACAGTACGTGATGTCTACCGCACGATTCTTGTCGGCTGACTGGGAAACCTTCGCAGAAGACTCTAAGCCAGAGACGACCACTTCCAGTGATGGGTTGAAGTTCCTATGACATGGAAGATCAAGAACGTCTTAGACGGCTCGTCTGCTATAGACTATGGCAGTGGCTTGATCGGTGCTGACCTTAACCCGTTACCTACAGGCTTACGCTCATGGGATGCGGCTTGTTATGAAACCAATAACAAGGGCCTAGCGAATTGGTGGATGACCGTAATCGGAGGCGCAAGCAACTCAGGTAAGACCCAGTTATTACAGCACCTGCTTAGGCAAGCGTGGCTGAACCACATGAACCCCGGCTTGATTACGATGGAGGTGCCTCTTACCGGGATACAGCGTTCTGTCTACAGCAGGATCACAGACTTCAATTACCACGACTTAATGCCGCACACGTTTGGAGATGGTGGGGCAGCAGAAAAGGTTGTCTCTTTATCTAATCAAGTTAAGAAGTATGCAGGTAGCGAGCGCAGTTTTATGGTCGCTGAACACGACGGCTCACCTGACTTGAACGCGATCTTAGAGATGTGCTACGCTATGAAGGAGTCGGGCTGTGGCGTGATTGGCCTAGACCACCTGCAACTTATTAAGTCTCCCATAGGTGAGATATCTGATAGGGCGACAGAGATCGCAGAAGAGCTTCGTAGGTTCGCTCATAAGGAGCGGATACTTGTGTTGGCTCTGTCTCAGTTGAATCGGTTCGCGAGCCGGGAGCGTGGACGTCGCCCTATTTGCCAAGACCTGTGGGGCGGCACCAGTATGGAGAGCAACGCTAATCAGGTAATCCTGATTGACCACACGTTTATGAGGCGTGACATGGAGTACACACACATCATTCGTACCCGGCTCATATTAGATAAAAACCGTGAAGGTCCGAACAGGGTTAGCATGGACGTTGAGGCAAACTTTGTAACTGGAACATGGCGGGAAGCAGAGCCTCACGAAGAGCATTTGTGGGAAGACGGTTGACAATGGTTGTCAACGAGTTTACTGTTAACGAAGAACTTCTTCTTAGGAGAATTGAGAGTATGGCAATACACAAGTTGCGCGAAGGTCCAGTAACCATGCAGGTTTCTGGGGCAACGGTGGTCGAAGGAAAGTATGGCAGTCAGGTAAGGTTTGATGGCGTGTTTATGGACGACGACAACGCCTCGCTTTACATCAGCGAGCGATCTGCTGTCAATCAGCTAGAGCGGATTGCGCTTACCGTCGATACCTGTGCAGGTGAAACGCTTCACTTTGAGCACGTTCACAAAGACGACCGCACCTACACTAACATTAAGCGTGTCACAAGTGAGAGCGCACCCAGTGCCCCTGCTGCTCCCGCAGCTACCCCTGTGGTTTCTATTGCAAGCACACCTGCTGCAAAGTCTTCTTTTGAAAGCAAGTACGAGCAGTGTCTTGGCATAGCGTTACAGCACTGTGAAGGACTAGCAGAGCAGGGTTGGCAGGTCGAAACGTCTGATCTAGTTGCAATGACAGCAACGCTGTTTATACAAGCAAACAGACGGTGACGATCACCAACAGGCACAACCTACCTGCTTCGTTTGTAGAAGCGGTACGGCGTGACCCCTATCAGGGCGGTGGAGACATATCAGCCACCGCTCTGATAGACTCGCCTCAACGCAGAGCGTTGATCCACAAGCACAAATCTAAAATAGATACAGATGTGTCTAGCATGGTGTGGGCACTATTGGGGTCAGCCGTGCACCACATCCTCGAACGCTCAGAGGTGGATGGCGTAGTCGTGGAAGAGCGGTTGTACGCCAACATAGGCGGTTGGGAAGTCTCTGGTCAGTTTGACAGGTACAACCCTGAAACAAAAGCCTTGCAGGATTACAAGGTTACAACCGTCTACAAGCTAGGTGGCGACAAGAAGGACTGGACCCGGCAGCTAAATGTGCTGCGGTGGTTGTGTTATCAAAATGACATAGAAGTCGAGTCGTTGCAGATATGCACAATCCTGCGCGACTGGTCGCACAGCCGGAGTCTGCGTGATGGGGGCTATCCTGCTACCAATGTTGTAATGGTAGACATCGAAATGTGGCCGATCCCTCAGACTGAAGAGTATATCAAAGAACGTGTAGCTCTGCACCGTGCAGCTAGGGACGGCAATGCAGCCTCTTGCACTGACGAAGAGAGATGGTATTCAGGAGACAAGTGGGCAGTGAAAAAGCCCACCAGTAAACGTGCATTGCGTGTCTTTGACAATCGCCAAGATGCAGAGGATTACAAAACAGATAGCACCATCGTCGAACATCGCCCCGGAGAGTACAGGCGTTGCCTGAACTTCTGTGAGGCCGCACCCTTTTGCGAGCAATGGAATAATGGGAAAGTCTCAGAGAGATAAAGGCCACAATTGGGAGCGTGAGGTTGCCAAGAGGTTGCGGAGTCATGGCATGGATGCCCGTCGCAACATCATGGAAACCCAACTAGGAAACACAGGTGATGTACACATCTACAACAATCAACAAGAGATGATTGCCTGTGTTCAATGCAAGAACATGAAGTCGCCTTCGGTTTGGAAAGCAATGCAAGAAGCGATTACGGCAAGTGCGATCCATGCTCGTATGGGCGAAGAACCCGTACCCGTGTCTGTTGTCAAAAGAACTGCGAAGCCGGGACAACCCGTAGAAGAATACGCTGTTATGCGCTTTGAAGACTTCTGTAGCTTTATTCTTTCCTACAAAATTGGTGATCCAATTCGCAAGGTCATGGACATGGGACTCCTCGAAATCGAACCGAACGAGATGAACTAATGGGAGCCATACCAGACGCAACAAAGGTCAAAGCCGTGATGGACTTGCGCCAAGAGGGAATGTCTTACGCAGACATAGCTAGGCTTATGGGTGTGTCGCGACAGGCTGTTAGGCAGATGGTCCTTCGGGCTGCTGCGCGGAACGAAGCCGTTGAATCTGCTTCATAACCCGCCCTATCTCTTTTGATAAATACGTGTGTTGACGAGATCCTTCCTTGCGCTTGCCTCGCATGACATCTAGCTCACGAAGTTTTTTGTATAGGGCTTGAATCTCATCGGTGGAGGAGTTCATCAAGCTCCTCTTGCGCTTGAACTAACTGCTTGTACAGTTCGCTTGTAGAAGCGTACTCGCCTAGTTCGCCCTTTTTTGTTAAGACGTTTAAGCGTGTAATCTTGTCTCGAAGCTGCCTGTATTTTATTTGATTCATCGCTTTATGGTAGTCTGCTAAACGCAAAAAACCCCGCGATGTAGCTACCGAAGGATGAGCCGGACAAGGGCTCGTAGGTACACCACGGGGTACGCCAAAGCGCAAGTAATAATACACCTCTAAGACAGTTCCTGTCTAGCCCTCGTATCGCCTGCCGCGCCAGTAAGCAACGCCGTCGAAGACGCGCACCCGCTCTACTGCAAAGTTCTTGCGGTCTTCCGACCAGACTACCACACAAAACCCTTGCTGCCACTGCGGATGGCTGACATAGGACGTTCTGAGGGCGCAGCAGCAACCTAAGCCAAACCAAGCTGACTGGCCGTCATATGTCTTTTTACCATAGTAACCAATGCGGTGTGTGTGTCCTGACATACCAGATTTCGAGTAGTGCTCTAGCTCTGCCTTCTCGCTTTGACCGCTGTGGGCGCGAACTTTTTCCCCGTGGGTTACGATCAGTTTATTAAACAGTAGCTTGTGGCTTGGGTACGAGATTGCTTCCCAACCAAGCTCGTCCAACCCTAGTAACGAAGGCCATGACAAAGCCTCTACTACTTTGGGCAGTGTCAATATCTCCCCCGCCTGCCGATTGTCCGCAAGCGTCCAGATTAAACGTTTAAGACGTTCTTCGTGGTTGCCCTCGCACCAGATGTGTTCAGCGTTGGGCGTCAGGTCTGTAACCTTTGCAAAATGTGCCGCGCCTATGCGTATCTCTTCTTTGAGTGGAACCCTAAGCAGTGGATCTTTGTGATACTTGCTAATCTGTTCGCAGTCCAAAGTGTCTCCGTGGTCAACCACTAGATCAGGTTGCAAGTCCTCCATGACAGCGTACAAAATCTTCATTACCCGGTCGTCCTGATACGGGAAATGTATGTCAGAGTAATGGATGCTCTGGTAGGGTGTACCTTTAGCTCGCTTTGCAACCTTTGGTCGTTTGTAATTGAGTAGCACGGGTTGGGGCAAGGAACTGTGCTCCCATTTCTTACGCACCTTGATAGCCACGTAGTAACACGGAATAACGACAGCCTTTTCCTTAACCTTCATAGGCACATCCCACTTTCTAACCGGGGATGCGTCTACAATCTCCCATATCTCTGGGTCTAAGCCTGACTTTGCAAAAAGCTCTTCCGGGTTCTTGATTGACGCAGACGCTGCCACAGATACTGTGCCAATTTCGTCTTCTAGGTTGATGTCTAGTTTTTCTAGTGGCCGTTCAGGCGGCCTTAGCAACGACGACCTGCCAGTATCGTGTTCCATGTTCTCCGGGTTATACAGGATACCCCGGCGTTTCATAATCGCTAACTGAGTGCGAGTCTCGCCAAACCGATGCCAAAACTCTGTTACCAGTTCTTGATTAGTGCGCCTAAGACTTAAAGCATTGAGGATAAAGCTGTCTTCTTCGGCGCTCCAAGGCTTCCAAGCCACTACAACGCGCCTGCCGCTACGAGTCCGACAACGGCTAGGCTCGCGCCTACGCCGACAGAAGGTATTGCTCGTTTTAGCTTCTCATGCCAAGGCGGGTTAGCAAGCTCTTCCCATATCTGTAGCTGAACCTGCTGCTCTACGTTGATACCTTTTTGTGTCTCTAGTTCAAGCTCTAGACCACCCACCAAAGAGCGCAATTGCCCCACAGATACCCGTAAAGCCTCGTTCTCCTGCACGTATGTCTCTATTTGAGCCTCATAAGAGGCCACAACGGCCCTGTGAGACGCAGCGAGGGAGTCAGCCAGTGCTGACACCGTGCTATCACCCAAGGCCGTTAGGCGAGCGTGTAGGTCATCGTGCTCAGAAGACGCAGTAACAGCGCGGCTTGCTAAATCCCGGCGTTCTAGCTGCCATTGAGCGACATTTACGTCAAATGCCGAATCGCTTACGGCAATTGCCGTTCTTAGTGAGTCGTTGTCGGCGGTAATCGTTGCTAGTTGGCTCTCAAGCTCCGCAACCTTAGCCTCTGATTCTTCTGCTTGGTAGCGTAAGAGAGCGTGTTCGTTTGATTGTTGGCAACCGCGCAGAAACAACGCAAGCGCAGCAAAGGCCAACACCAGTATCCATTTGGTCGGCATGGTTATCCCGGTTAGTCGTTGCAAATGACTTCTGATTCTCGCGAAGCCAGTGCTTCGCACAGCCTGTCGAGGCGGTCGCTCATAGCCTGAAGCTCGTCCTCAAGATCGCGGTGTTGTAAGTTACGCCTGTCTATGTATGTGTTCTGACGGCGGCTAACCGTCTCGACTTGGCTTGTTAGTGACGAGCTTTCCGTCTCTAGCGCACCAAATCTGCGGTCAATAAAGATTGCAAAGGCCATCAAAGAAACGACCGCGCCTACCGTGAGCTTGACTCCGGTAGCCTTAGAGAAGGTCGTATCCTGCACTACCGTCGCGCCCTTAGCTCTTCGACCTGAGACTCAAGGTCTGCAATTCGCTCCGCATACCACTCAAGAGTAAGCTCTTGCTGTTGGTCAAACGGGGCACTCCCTGACTCCACCTCTTGAACAAGCTTTTCAAGCTGTGTATCAAGGTGGTTTAGCAACATAAACTGCTCTGCATCAGCAGGCAGAGAGCCTAGCTCACCTCTAGGCCAACGCACACGAAACTCACTGTTAAGCTCTGTCTCTTGACCCATGATTAGCAACTGAGTTTCGATAGTGTTGAGCCGCTCGACAACGCCAAAGTATGCCCATACGCCTACCGCAACTCCTGCCACAATAGACAGGAGATTACGCAGCGGCATGGTAAGCTCCGTGTCATCGTTTAGCCGGGCAGGCATTAGTCGTCTCGTTTAGGTGCCCACTTTTCAACGCCGCTAATGGAGAAGCACCCCAAGGTGATAATAAGAAAGCTGTTGTAGATAAACTCCTGAACTTGGAGTTCCATCCCCCACACACCCGTCGCCACATCTACAACAGCCGTAACTACCATCATTGCAAAGCTGATTGCGCCGATGATGGTCTTTTCGTTCCAATCATTGTTGTCTTTGAAAACGCTTAAAAACCTACTCATTGTGGTTATCCTCAGTTGCATCTTCAATTAAGAGTAGAAACTTTTCCTCGTCCTGCACAATCTCCCAAAACTCGTTGAATGCTTTCTTGCTGTTCCATACAGCAAGCCGCCCATCCTCTGTCTCACCTCTGTCTTTGCCGGGAGCTATGCACCCTTCAAGCTCAGATGCGTAGTTAGCGGCATGAAACAAGAGGCGGTCCCGGTCTTCTACAATAATCTCAAACGTCGGGTAATCACCACGGTGGTAGTAGTCTTTAACGCAAGGGTGCATCCCTTCTGGGATTAACGTGGCTGAGTTCTCTATGCTAAAGAATGAATGACCGTTTTCCTTGCTATAAAGTCTACCCCACACCGCATCACCCTTCTTCACCTCACGTTTAAGATGCCACAGTGGAGCGTTTAGAGCCATGAATTATCTCGCGCAGGTTATGGTCGGCAGTTCATTAGACATAGCGTCTAACATACAGATCACTTGGTCGAGCTTTCGTTCAGAGTTCTGGAGACGGCTTTCGATGCTTCTGATAGAATCCTCGTTAACGCGAACGCGATCAGGAAGATCAAGATAAGGTTGAAGAAGAACACCACAGAGAAAAATCCCGGCAAGAAACCAAGCGGCCTTCTGGCCTGTCGCGAGCAATTCGTTAACACTATTCATTTCATTACATCTGACGCAAGCGTTCTAACGCCCTACGTCTTCTGGTGGTTCTAGCGCGAACTTTAGTTGTAGATTTGTCGAGAGCACGTTTGAGGGCTTCGCGCATTACAGGATCAAGCTCATCTACAGGTGCGCCTGTGTATTCTTCAAAGGCCGCAATAATTCTTTCTAGACGTTCTCGCTCGTCAGCCCCTTCGGTTTGCCTGCGAGCAGAAAAGTCTCTGTACGTTTCGTCTTTATCTTTCTTTCTTGATCCGGGTATGTAATCAATTTCCTCTAACGCTTCGTATAGAGGCCCTGACACCATAGTTCTGGGTGTCAACGGGTTTAAGGCTCTATTGATAGGATCAGGAGAGTCCAGTGTTTCGCCCAAGGTCGTCACCCTTTTCGGCAGCGACCTACTAGCATACGGAAGGTTGCCTAACACTCCTTCTACAAACGTCTCTGGTTTCCGTACATCGGTTTCTACAAATTGAGAAGCGGCTCGACCTGCGCCAGATAGCGGAATAAACGTAGCTGCTGCCCGACCAAGCGCAGCGTCTTTAGCAAGACCACGCCCCTCTATGGTTTCGAGTGCATCACGAACACCTGTTAGCAACGGCATCTCAGCAGCGGCTCGTATTGTCGCTGAACCTGCGGCACCCGTTAGATCACTAAACAACGGCTCGCCTTCCATTTCGTCATCAACAGAAGAAAGCGATGCGCCTATCGCGAGTAACGGAGCAATCGTTCCTAGTGAAGCCAAGTTGTATGAATTGCCGCCAAACCGAATTGACAGAGGCCCTTCTCCTGTCAACTCGCGGCGTTGCGCCTCTCTTCGTTCACCACTGCTTGCACCTATAGGTGGTGTGTATTCAGTGGTTAACACCCCGGACTTGTGCAAAGCATAGCCCATAAACACAGCAGTAGACCCTGTGATTTGTTTAGCGTACAGCATTGCTTCCATGCGACGGGCTTGGTCTTGCAAGCCTTTTTCCGTGACGTTGAAACCCTGTCTTCTCATAGAGTCAACGTGTCTTTTTAATAACTTAGGATTGCTCCACGAACCCAGACCTATCCCAAGAATCGGAACACGTTCTAAAGCTTTGCGAATAATGTTAGTAGGCGTGTTTGGGAAGGGAACCAAAAAACTAAGAATCTTTCCTGCCGTACCGCCTTTCTTTTGCTGCTCTCGCACAAACTCACCAAAAGTAGTTCTGCTTTTGTATGTCGCATCAAGCGCATCAAACGTGGCAAACACGATGTCGTCATCTACCACCTTTCCGCTTTGACCAGTAAGGTCCATGTAATCAAGGACAAGTTCGTCAAACTCTGGTGTTCCTGCCTTGATCCCTTTTTTGGTAGTCTCTACGTCTCTCAAGGCTCGCATAAGAGCACGTTCTTTTAACGACTGGTTCATCGCTGCTTCAAAGAACGGTTTATCACCTGCTGCTATTATGCCGTAAATGCCGTTGTTAATTCTGTTCAAAAGGTTGGCGGCTTTTTTTGCACCTTCGCTTTCAAACGCAGTTGAGTAACGGCCTCGAACAATCTTTGATAATGGTGTTTCAGGATCACCCAATCCTGCAAGATATCTTTCTTTGTTTTTCCAGATTTCTTTCCCGCCTTGTGAAAAACCTTCTAGATAGTCTTTTGCACCATCTAAGATGCCTGCGTTTCCAAAGACACGTTCTTGGTCAAGGTTACTAGCCATCAGCCTGTCAAGCATTTTGCCGATAGGTGTCTCTACAAACACACCTGCGCCTGACTCCATACTCCCAAGAATATTTCTAAGCCATGAAGCAGGCATAGAAAGCAACCCGGCACGGCGGTTTTCAAGAGCAACTTCAGCCTTACTCATTTTAGTAAGTCTGTCTACAAAAGCATCAATCAGTTCTATCTGCTTGCTTTTGTCAGGCATTGCAAAGATGTCTAAGATTTCTTTGAAATCTTTAGGCTTTAACGCCTCAAAGCCATCAATGCCAAGGTTAGCCTTCAGGATGTCTTTTATGTTGTCTGGCCCAATGTCTACAAGGTTAGATAAAGCAAGTGCCTTAATCGCGCTCATCTTTTGTAAAGATCGGCCTGAAGCAGAACCAGTAAGACTTACCGGAATCGCAATTTCTGTTCCCTGCGCGTACAACATCGGGATAGCTACGTTGTCTAAACGATTGAGTTCGGCTAGTTCTTGTACTGATTCCGTGCCGCTTAGTTTTTTGGCTTCAAGCTCAGTGCGCCTAGCTGAAGTTGCAGCTATTTCCCTCTTTATCTCGTCAATTTCACGAATCAATCGTTCTTGCTGTGCGTCACCCAGAGCCACGCTTCTACCTTGAGCAACGCCGTCGTCAAAGTCTTTTAGGATTTGCTGAACGTCTAGCTCATCCGCAGCCTTGCTTACTTCGTCTGGGCTAGATATGTCCCTAATTCGAGAAGCCCGGTCTTTAGCAACGTCTTCAGCATACGCAAGCATATCCGGGTTCATTGAGCGAGCGACACTTGGAACAAACTGATCTACGTCTTGTTCTTCAGCTAGGTCTTCAAGTACCTCTTCCGCTCTGTCAGCTACTTTTTTGGTGCCTGCCTTGCCCGTTTGCTTTGCTGTTTTTGCAGTTGGCCCTATTAAGGCACCTGCTGCGCCACTCAAGGCAGCGTTCTCAAGGTACGCTCCCCCTCTTCCGGGTAAAACAAAGCCTCCCTCTTCAGCGGTTGCCGCCTGTGCAGCGTCAACAGGAAAGCTTGCAGCCGCTTGTGCAGCCGCTCTCTTCGCTCGACTGCCAGATCCTAACCACCTAGCAAAACCGGGAACAAACTTTGTTGCACCCCTAACTGCCAAAGTGCCGCCAGTAAGTGCTCCGGCTAGTTCTGAGCCCACACGCCCAATAGCGCGGCCTGCTTTGCCTGCGCCTGTAAACTCTAACCCCTCACTAGGCTCAGATAGTTTTTGTGAAGTGCGATCTAAGGCGCGGCCAATCGTAGACCCGCCTGTCAGCAGGTCATCTAAAAAAGAAAACCCGCCTGCGTAAGACGCGCCTGTTTCGGCTACGCCACGACCAAGCCCACGAAAGAATCCGGCTTCGCCCCTGTCTTGCTTACCTGCTAGTTGCTCTGCCTGTTCGTCGCTAAGGCCAAAGGATTTAAAGTATTCTTTGCTTGGCATAGCATTACCTGTGGATACGGTTACGTAACCTTTGCGTTATTGCCATTTCTCCTTGAAACATGTCTCGCAGTGCTTTTTCTGCATCCCTATCTCGCTCGCGCCCCTCTGAGTAAATAAACATTTCAGGGTCCGAAACACCTGATCTACTTAAGGCGTCCGTTGCCATGCCTTGCATTGCCATACTATTGCCTGCGCTTGCGTATTCAGGATTTTGTGTAACAAAACGCCTAAATGTCGGAGAGACGGTAACGCCTCTGCCTGCACTCATGTCTCTATAAAACTGGTCAATCTCCTTTTGTTGATCAAAAAGATCTTGTCTAGTCAGGTCGTCTGGTAGGTCTTCATTTCCTTGTATATCAAACTGCTCATACAGTGATGGGACAGGTGTCTCCGGCTCATCTTCTGGAATTGCAAAATCTGGCAAGTTTTCAAAAATGCGAGCAGCTTGGTCGTCGTCCAGACCGTAAAAACGAGTCAGTCGAGCCATCTGTGTTCGTTTTTCCTCCTCGTTAAAGGGCAAATTGAAAGCGTCTATTTGCTGCTTTTGCGCCTCAAGATAGTCGCTCATCACTCTACTATTAAGAGCAAGTGCGGCTTCCGCTTCTCTTTGTGCCGCAGTGGCTCGACGGTCTTCCCGTTGACCTGCGAGTACTCTTTCCCTGTAGCCTGCTTCGGCTGCTCTGCTTGCAGCTAAAGCGGCCTGCTCTTCTTGTCGTTGCTTGCGATCAAGCTTGGCTTCTAACGTAGACCTACGAGCAGCAGCGCGTTGAGCAGCTTGACGCTCTCGCATCATCTCTAAGTCAAACTCGCGATTAGCTGCTTGCTCTTGTTGACGCTCCATGCGACCGCGCTCTTCGGCTTTTCTCCTGACCAAACCTTGTGCGCCGACTTTTGCGCCACCAAACAATCCGGCCAATACATCTCTAGCAACAGACATTAGACACCACCGCCAAGGGTTGTTTCAAGTTGTTTTTGTAACTCTTCTAGTTCTTTGCGTTTTTTTGCAAGCTCAGATTCAGACTTGCTCCTTTTTTTCCCAGTATCAGCAGACCCTTGAGATTGGTTTT